CCCTACCATGAAACAACTAGCAGCCCAAGCTTTAGCTTATCAGTATAAGCTACAAATAGATAACGCAAAAACAATAATTAATAATGATAATGCAGGATTAGAATTTATTGATCAAGCGTTAAGAGATACAATTTTCGCTACCGAAAAATTAAAGTTACTTAATACTATGGTAGAAGAAAGTTTAAAAAAAGTAGAAAAAGCGTCTGAATCAGATAAAAAATCGTAGTGTATGAAGTAGTTAAATTAAGTAACAATTTAAGATTATACATATTAAAAGACGCTAAACCCTACAAACTTTTAACTGTAGAAGAGGTAGAAAGAGAAAACGTTATTCTTAACTGCCCTTCAAGAAGATTAAAAAAACGCCAACAATATTCAGCTAGGGAATATGGAACAAAAAACAATAAGATTTAGAAATGCTTTTACGGCATTGGCTAACACAAATTTAACAACTGTTTATACATGTCCTTTAAATATTGTTGGCGTTATAAAAGAAATTATAGTGTGTAACGTTGATGGATCTGCAAGTGCAGATATAACTCTTAAAATAACAGACACATCAGCAAGTACAACTTTTAGCATTGTTTCTACAAAAGCCGTAGCAAATGATGATTTCCTCAGAATAGACACAGCTAACATAGCTCTTGAGCAAGGTGATATTTTAAAAGCACAAGCAAGTGCAGGCGATGATTTAGAAGTGTCTGTGTTTGTTGAGGAACATTATGACCCAACTAGGTAACATTAATGGCATTAGTTTTAGCAGATAGAGTAAAAGAAACAACCGATACAACGGGTACAGGAACGTACTCTTTAAGTGGTGGATTAGCGGGGTTTCAAACTTTTAATAGTGCTATAGGAAACGGTAACACAACTTATTATACTTGTACAGATGGTAATAACTTTGAAATAGGTATAGGCACATATACGTCTAGTGGTAATACGCTTGCTCGTACAACTATTTTAAAAAGTAGTAATTCAAACAGTGCTGTAAATTGGGGTGTTTCAACAAAAGATATATTTGTAACATATCCTGCAGATAAATCTGTATTTAAAGACGCAAGTGATAATATCTCAGGACTTGGCACAGCTTCTGCTCTTGACACAGGAATATCTAATAACAACGTTCCTAAATTTACAAGTGGTGTAGCCGACGATGATTTTTTAAGAGTGAGTGGTACTACTATTGAAGGAAGATCGGCAAGCGAAGTTTTAAGCGACATAGGTGCAATTACAGCAGATAGTACAACAACACTTACAAATAAAACTATTGATGCTTCTCAACTATCAGGAAATGTAGCTAACGCTAGACTAGATGCACAGTTGCAAGATGTTGCAGGACTGGCAGTGACAGATAGTGGATTTATTGTAGGTGACGGATCAAATTTTGTTTTAGAAACGGGAGCAACGGTGCGAACTTCTTTAGGATTAGGCACAGTTGCAACATTAGATACGGGGATATCTAATACAAATATACCAAAATTTACATCGGGTGTAGCTGACAATGATTTTTTGCGTGTAGATGGGACATCAATAGAGGGAAGATCGGCAAGCGAAGTCCTATCGGATATAGGTGGGCAAGCTTCACTTACGTTTGGTATATCAGATACCAATGCTGTAAAAATAGATAGTGCAAGCGTAGCTGATGATGAGTACGCTAGATTTACTGCAAATGGATTAGAAAGTCGTAGCACTTCTGAGGTATTAAGTGACATAGGTGGGCAAGCTTCACTTACGTTTGGAAAATCCGATACAAATGCGTTAAAACTTGAAGAAGCGGTAACAACTAATGATATACTGCTTGCAGGTTCAAGCAACGTTAAAGGTAGAACATATGCTGAATTAAAATCAGATTTAAGTCTAGATAACGTAGAAAATACTGCATTAAGTACAGGAACTGCATTAAATGCTACGCATGTTTTAGTTACCGATAACGAAAGCACAGATGAAGAAAACCTTATTACTTTTGTAGAAGGTGCAACAACTGCTACAGGCAATGTTGGCTTAGAAATGGATGGTAATTTAACTTACAATCCAAGTTCAGGTAATCTAACTGCAACACAGTTAACAGGAACACTACAAACTGCTGCACAAACAAACATTACATCTTTAGGAACACTTACAACATTAACAGTTGATAATGTAATAGTTAATGGCACTACTATAGGTCATACTGATGATACAGATTTAATTACTTTAGCAGATGGTGTAGCAACAGTTACTGGTGACTTAATACTTACATCCACAGATGCAGGTGCAGCAGATGACCCATCTTTAATCCTGTATAGAAACTCATCTTCTCCTGCCGACTACGATGATTTAGGAGAAATCGTATTCAGAGGTCGTAACGATAATTCTCAAGACGTAGACTACGCAAGAATGTGGGTTGAACCTTATGATGTGTCAGATGGTACTGAATCAGCCAGATTACGATTTGATACCATGATAAGTGGTACTGAAACAAATATTTTTGCTACAGGTTGGGGAGTTATATGGGTTAACCAAAATATAAGTCTTAATGCAGGTAAGTATATACAGTTTGAAGGTGCTACAGATGATGGAAATGAAACAATATTAACTGTAGCAGACCCAACAGCCGACAGAACAATTACATTACCTGATGCGACTGGAACAGTAATTTTAAATAGTGCAACACAGACTCTTACAAATAAAACTCTAACAAGTCCTGTAATTAATGGGTTTAGTGGAACAGGTGATGGAGCATTAACTGGTGATTTAACTCTTACAAATACAGGAGCAGGCTCAACTGCAAATCCTCAACTAACATTATATAGAAATTCCTCTAGTCCTGCCGATGATGATTTTATAGGAGAAGTATTATTTACAGGTAGAAATGATAACTCACAAGATGTTGAATATGGTTCAATATCTTCAAAAATAATTGATGCAAGTGATGGAACAGAAGATTCAAATTTAATATTTAATGTTATGAGTAATGGCACATCTACTACTATTTTAAATATGAAAGGAAATGCAGCTACTAAATTTTCAGAAAAAGATATTAGTTTAGGTCAAAATGTAGATATAGTATTTGAGGGTGCATCAAATAATGCACATGAGACTACACTTACTGTAGCAGACCCTACAGGTGACAGAACAATTACTTTACCTGATGCGACTGGAACTGTAGCCTTAACAGCATCACCTACTTTTACTGGTACAGTGACATCTCCCGTTTTAAGACTAACAGATACAACAGATGTAAGTGCTAGTTCAACAGGTCACGCATTTCAAATAGGAGCAACCGATAGTAATAATATTGCTATAGATGGTAATGAAATTATGGCTCGTTATGATGGTAGTGTTGCTACTTTATATTTACAAGCAGAGGGGGGAGCAGTTGTAAGTGGAGGTGGACTTTCTCTTCAAGGGAGTAATCAATCAGTAACATTTGAAGGTGCAACTGCAGATGATTATGAAACAACTTTAACTGTAACAGACCCTACTGCAGATAGAACCATAACTTTGCCTAATGCAACGGGAACAGTTGCTTTAAAATCTGAGTATTTTCAAGCCTATATAAGTAGTAATTCTTCAACTTTAACTGACAGTTTTGTAATAATAGATTTTGATACGGTTACTTTAAACTCTGACGCATCAATTTTAGCAGAAAGTGGGGGAGAAGTAACAATAAATAAAACAGCTATATTTAGGTTTCATGTAGATGTAACTGTTAAAACAACGAGTGGTAGCAGTCGTTCTGATGCCGAAATAGAAATACAAAAACAACCAAGTGGGGGTGCGTATAGTTCTGTTACAGGAACTACTGCAGTTACGTATAATAGAACTAATACTTTAGGAGACCAAACTGCAAGTATTGATTTTTTAATTAGTGTGACAAGTGGTGATACATATAAGGTTATGGTTAAAAGACAAGGTGGCTCTGGAACATTAGTAGTACAAGGGAACGCAGCAAGATTTAATATTCAGGAAGTTAATTAACAATGTTTGGACACGCATCATTTAGTGAAACAGCTTTTTCTGACGTAGGTGCAATAACAATTACAACAACTCCGTCGTTTAGACAGATTGTTTTTGTATCCCAAGAGTTACCTAGAAAAGTATTAATACAAAGAAAAGTATCACACGTTGTTGTAATTCCTAGACAAGAAAGTAAAACAGTAAGTGTGGAAAAACAAGAAAAAAGAGAAGTTATGGTTGCTGAAGATATTAAAAGAAAAACGTATGTAATAAGCAGGACACACACTGCTTCTTTACAAATACCTCAAGAACTTCCAAGACTCGTAACAGTAGAAAGACAACAAAGTAGAATTACAACTGTTTTAGATATTGATAACCGAACAGTAGTTGTTGGTCAAGACACATCACGAGTTGTAACAGTAAATCAAGAAACTTCACGAAATGTAAAGGTAGTAGCATAATGGCACTTAAATTCCCAGATAAAGATCCTGACGAAAGATTAGATTACACTGTTGATTGGTCAAGATATTTAGACACACTAACCATATCTAGCGTACAATGGACATTCATAACTCACAGTGCAACAGCGTTAACCAACGGTGCAGTGACAAGTTCAACATCAGTAACATTAGATGGTAACAGTGGTACGATAGGTGTTGGCATGACTGTGACAGGCACAGGCATATCAGGGACAGTTACTGTTAGTGCTGTGTCCAGTCAAAACAGTATAACACTATCTTCTGCTCAAACTATAGCCGATGATGTAACTTTAACTTTTACAAGCACAGCAGGAGTTGAGTCCCCTGCTTTAAGTGCATCAAGCACCGTAAATGGCATGACAGTGCAAAGTTTATCAAACACTAATACTACCGCAAGCATAGTATTAAGTGGGGGTACAGCAAATGTTGAAACAAAATTTTTGTGTCAAATAACAACAAGTGTAAACTCTGCTACAGGTGCTGCCATAGTAACTAAGAGGGGTATTAACCTTAAAGTAAGGGAGAGAGTATAGTGGCATATAATTTTTTAGAACTTGTTAACTCAGTCGCAAGACGATTAAACGAGCCAGAACTTACCTCATCTAATTTTGCATCAGCTACAGGATTTTACGCACAAATAAAAGACTCGGTTAATGCATCAATAAGAGATATTAACTTGTACCACGAGTACTGGCCCTACAATCACAACAAAGAAACAATAACTTTAACAGCAGGTACAACACGATACCCGCTACCTGCAGATGCAAAATTTGTAGACTTTAATAACTTTAGACTTGAAAGAGATACAGACTTAGACGTTGGAGCATCTATTCGACTAGAACAAATAACTTATAATGAGTACGTTGATACGTATATAGATCAAGAGAGTGAAACTGATGTAAGTCAAGGATCATCTCCTACACGAGTATTTAAAACGCTTGATAACTCTTTTGGGGTTGTGCCAATGCCAGATAAATCGTATAATATAACATACGAGTATTTTAACTTTCCTGTTGATTTAAGTTTATATACAGATGCACCAACCATACCTGAAAGATTTAAGTTCGTAATAACTGACGGTGCTATGTACCACGCTTATATGTTTAGAGACAATTTAGAGCTTGGGCAGATAACATTTAAAAAGTTTGAAGAAGGAATGAAGAACATGAGAAAACTTCTTGTAAACGAAAACGTATACATAAGAGCAACATAATATGCCTGATCGTTGGCAAACATATCCATTAGAATTTAAGGGGGGTTTAATTACAAACCTTTCTCCGCTACAACACGGTACTCTTGCTCCCGGATCAGCACGAACACTAACAAATTTTGAACCATCTATTGAAGGTGGTTATAGGCGTATAGAAGGATTTACAAAATATAATTCTACTGCTGTTACAGGAACATCCAACAGTGCAATACTTGGTCTTGGTAGATTTAGAGGTAGCACAATTGCAGCAAGATCCCAAGATTCGGGCAACCCACATTTGTATCTGTTAGCAGCAACAGGAACACATACAGATTTATCTGAATTAACTGCAACAGCCACAACAAATGGAGCAGTAAGTAGCTCAGCATCTGTAACACTTGATGGCAATGTAGGAACAATTGTTGTTGGCATGACAGTTACAGGAACTGGTATAAGTGGATCAGTAACGGTGTCAGCCGTAGGTAGCCAAACTAGCATAACACTGTCGTCTACCCAATCAATATCAGACGATGTTGTTTTAACTTTTAAAAAAACAACGGAAGAATTAACATCAGGCATAACACGAGTAAGATTTGCTACTTTTAATTTTGATGGTGACGAAGATTTAATTATAGTAGATGGGGGTGGGTATCCGTGTACTCTTACAGGAGCAACTGCAAATGGACTAAGTAAGTTATCTACGCCTAACGATTTATCAGGATCATCCCACGTTGCAGTATTTAAGAACATAATATTTTTAGGTAACGACGACAAATTAATTTTTTCTGCACCATACTCCGCTACAGACTACACCGCTGCAAGTGGAGGTGGTATAATAAATGTTGGAAGTGACATAACATCTCTTGAAGTATTTAGAGATCAACTTATAGTATTTTGTGAAAATAAAATATTTAGACTTGTTGGCTCTAGTTTTGCTGATTTTCAACTACAACCTATAACTGAAAACATTGGATGTATAAACGGGGATACAGTACAAGAACTAGGTGGTGATGTTATATTCCTAGCTCAAGATAGTATTCGTACTTTATCAGCAACTGACAAAGTTGGAGATTTTAATTTAGGATCTGTTTCTAAAAGTATCCAGAATGACTTTTCTGACTTTATACAAAATCATCAGTTATTTTCAAGTATTGTTATACCTTCAAAAACACAATATAGAATATTTGGATTTTCAGAAAGTATATCCGAAGCAAACGCAAGAGGATTTATTGGAACGCAAGTTATGGGACAATCAGGCATAGAATTTAATTGGTCTAAAACTACAGGTATAAGAGCTAGAGTTGCTGCAGACTCTATAGATCAAGGCGTAGAAACAGCCGTGTTTGCGAACACGGATGGCTATGTTTACAAAATGGAATCAGGCAATGACTTTGATGGTGATAACATAAAAGCTGATTTTGCTACACCTTACTTCCCCATAAGTGACCCACGAACAAGAAAAACAATATATAAGACTGTTTTGTACACTGATCCACAAGGTTCATTTAGTACAGATTTTAATTTAAAGTTTGATTTAGCTGAATCAGGAATTATACAGCCTGACACGATAGCTATTTCAAACTCTGCGTCGGGGGGATCAGTTAGTTTGTATGGTACGTCTGGTGCTAGATTTGCCCACGGGGGTTTGTTTAATGGTGCAAAATCTGAAGGAGATAGTTCAAGCATAGTTATAGATACTCTTTCATTTGATAGTTCTGAAGGTTTAATTGTGGGAGATACATTCAGAGTAAATGGTAACAGTCAAGTTTATGAAATAACTGCAATCTCAAGTGCTGTTTCAGGTAGTGCGGGAAGTGCAACGGTTACAGTAACGGTTAATCCAAGTTTAGTAGAGGATGTATCGGATAACGAAAGAGCTACATTTACAAAAATAGCAGGTATTCCTGCATCCACATACAGTGGAGATACTTTAAAAAAGGTGTTTGAAACACAAACAGTGGGGTCAGGATTTTTAGTGTCCATGTCTTTTGCGACAGACTCAACTGATCCACCTTATTCACTTGATGCTGCATCACTTGAATACGGTCAATATGGGAGAAGGTAAAAATGGGTAACGAATACGTACGTAATGATACGGCAAACAATATAGCTGATGGTAACGTTATAAGTGCTGCTGATCTTGACGGAGAGTTTGATAAACTACTAGGTGCTTTTAACGCATCGGCAGGTCATACTCACGACGGGACAACGGGTGAAGGAGGACCTATCACTAAACTGTTAGGCACAGCTATAACAATAGGAGATGGCACAGCAGGAACAGATATAGCCGTAACGTTTGACGGTGAAACAAGTGATGGTACTTTAACGTGGATGGAAGACGAAAGCCGTTTTGACTTTGCTAACAAAGTAAAAGTTGTTGACAGTACAGATGTTGACGTTGCTGACACAACTGTTGGTGCATTGGTTGTTAATGGTGGAATAGTATCATCAAAAGATTTGTTGGTTGGTGATGACATATTTTTGGATTCAAATTCTTCTGAAATACAATTTGGTGCTAGTCAAGATATAAAACTAAAACACACTGCTGATACAAGTATAACTTTGGAGGGAGAGGGCAGTACAACTGGATTGATAATTAACAATACAGCAACAGATGGTGATCCCTTTTTAGCTTTTGCTTTAAGCGGCACTGCAAAGTTTACTATGGGTGTTGAAGATGGTGACAGCGATAAATTTAAAATTGGCACGACTGCAATAGCAACAGGAACAATACTTACTCTTACAAATGATGATGTAATTCTAAGTGATGATTTAAGTATGCAGTCAGACGGTGCTGTAATAAACTTTGGACAACATGATGACGTAAATTTAATACACTCTGCTGACGTTGGTTTAATATTAGAAAATGATGAAAAAAGTACAACTGGTTTTATAATCAATAATGACGCTGACGACGGTGATCCTTTCTTATCCTTTGCTTTATCAGGCACACAAACATTCACTATGGGTGTTGACGACGGGGATGGTGACAAATTTAAAATTGGAACAACAGCAATAGGAACAAATACCAGATTAAGTATAGACTCTAGTGGTAACACAGAAGTAACAGGTGTATTGACAGTTGCTAACGATTTTGTTGCAAAAACATCAGACGGTGCTATAGTTAAAATACAAACAAGTGACACCAGTGTAGAAGATGGCAATACAATAGGTGCTATAGAATTTTCTGCACCTGATGAAGCAGGTGGTACAGACGCTATTACTACTGCTGCATCAATCGTAGCCGAAGCAGATGCAACATTTGCTTCTGACAACAATCAAACAGACTTAGTATTTAAGTTGGGTAGTTCTGAAGCGGCCACAGAAAAATTTAGAATGACCCACGAAGGAGATTTAAGTGTTAGTAATGATCTTTCACTAACAACTGATAGTTCTGTAATAAACATGGGAGCAGACTCTGACGTAACATTAACTCACGACGGTACGACTGGTGTTACATTTGCAGGTAATCCAATAACACTAGATAGTGGCGGGGATATTACTTTAGATGCAGAAGGTGCGAATATAATATTCAAAGATGGTGGTACTACCATTGCAAAATTTATAAATTCTTCAAGTGATTTTGTAATAGCTACAGATGTTGATGACAAAGATTTTATTATAAAAGGACAAGATTCAACAAGTGAAATAACAGCTTTAACATTAGATATGTCAGAAGCAGG